AAGTATGAAATCCTAGCGTTCCAATACCAATTGCTCTTTCTCTCATTGCTGAATATTTTGCTCTTGAAATTGCTTCTGGAGCATTATCAATAAAAGTTGTTAGTACATTATCCAACATTTCCGCAACATCTCTGAAAAACTGATAATTATCTTTATATTCATCATAATATCTTAAATTCATAGAAGATAAACAACAAACAGCAGTTCTTTCCTCATTTACAGGAAGAATGATTTCTGAACAAATATTGCTTTGTTTAATTTCTAGACCAAGATTCTTTTGAAACTCTGGCATTTGTTCATTAGCAGTATCAAGGAATAGAATATAAGGTTCGCCAGTTTGCATTCTCAATTCAAGAATCTTTTGCCAAAGTTCTCTTGCAGATACAACTTCTCTAATCTTTCCTGGATTGTGTTGATCATAAAGTTCCCAAGAATCATCAAAATCAGGATCAATCATACATTGCTCAATGATGTTCATAAACTTGTCAGTGAGCATAATTCCATGATGAAGATTCAAACATTTAACGTTTTGATCTCCTGTGGGTTTCCTCATTTCAAGGAACATCATCACATCAGGGTGGTCAATCCTCAAATACGCTGCATATGAACCTCTACGGGTTTTTCCTTGGCGGTAAGCAAGACAAGAAGCATCATAAATCTTCAAATGAGGCATAACTCCGACAGATTTATCGTCTGCAGACCTGATGTGAACACCAATACCAACTCCACCACCAAGCATTGAAAGTGTATTTACTTCTGATAAAGTATCAATTAATCCAGAAGCAGAGTCTTCCATGCTGGAAAGGAAACATGAAATTGGAAGACCACTTTTAGATTTACCATAAGAAAGGATAGGGGTAGCAAACGATAACCAATGTTTAGAAGAATAGTCGTATAATCGTTGAGCGTGTTCTAAATTTGTTCCAAACGCTTTAGAAACAAAGGCAAACCTTTGTTGAGGGGAATCCTCGTCATCTTTCATATACGATTCTTTAAGACGCTTGATTCCTAATGAATCAAATAAATTATCTCTTTCTGGTTGTATTTCTAGCCCTAGATATTCCATATTTCTTTCCTTATTTTTATTTTTACCATTGATCGACATCTACAATTGAAACTTTTAATTCCCCTTCCACACCATTTATACTGTGAGGTAAAATTAGATCCAAACAATACCCTAATCCAGAAGATTCTGTATATTCTAGTTCATAATTTTTATCTTGCTCGGGGAACTTATTTATAATTTCCAAAATTTTCTCTATATCTTTTTTCTTAAACTGTATTTTTTACACATTATCACACACCAAAAAATTTTCAAGATTAGAATCAGTCAAGTATTTTATATATACAGGCTTTTTATGTTTCTTCATATAATCAATCATATGTCTAGTGCCTTTAGAATAACCATTCCAAACGGCAACTAAACAATCGGAATAATTACCCATTTGTTCGTTTCTAATTGGTCCTGCTGCCCTTCCTTGCCCTTTCCAATCAGCATAAAAATATGACAATTTGATGTTGTTTTCTTTAGCGAAACGTTCGCCCAAGGAATCAACCCCTTGGGCACCGCCGCAAACAATTTCGGTAACATCAAATCCAGATTCTTGTACAGATTTAACTACTAAATCGTAATTAGTAATACTTCTAGATCCTGCTATGATAACTCTCATAGAAAACCAAAAAGTCTATACAAATTTTGTGCGGATATAAAATCAATTTCTTCCTCGCCTTCTTCTATAATATATTTTACAAATAATTCTAGATCTTTAGGATCAAAACAAATAGTATCAGAATCGCAACATTCTTGATAATATCCGTTGGATTTAAATACCAATTCTTTAATAAGAGGATTTATTTCTTTAGTTTCCATTCTTCAACCTTAATCTCGTATGCATAATCATTACAAGGTATATAACGGCTATATCTATCATATTCTTTCATTGCTGCTTCTGGATTATCAAAAATAGCAATAATAGAAAATCTTCTTGGAATAATATATCTATGTTGTTCTATTAAGATATAAACCGTATCCTCCATTTACAGATCACCTTCCTTACGATTTTCTGAATAATGAACATCGAATTGTCCAGCAGGATACCTATTAATCAACTTATTAACGTTTTCTCTGATAACGTCATTTGGATCTAAATCCAATGCACGACAAGCATTAATCCAATACCAAGCAATATCCCCAAGTTCTCTATATAGATGATACTTGGTATCTTCATCCAAAGGTTTTCCTTGAAACAAAACCTTTTTAACAATTTCGTCGAACTCACCACCTTCAGAAGCAAGTCCAATACCAGCAGTCAATAGTAGCGGAATATTAGCAACCTTTTGGTGTTGTAATTCCTTTACCCTATTGATAAAGAATTCTACGTCATTAGATTCATTAGACGTTACCGAAGCAACAAACTCTTTATAACGATTTAAATCAACTTTACTTGCCTTATTCATATTTTATTCACCTTTATTAAATTTATACTCAATATCTGCCCTATGTTGTTTCCAACCTCTAAAGTTTTTATGATATTCTTTATCTTTTGTTGGAGTTGCTTGATGTTCTGTTGGAGAAGCATGAATTGGTACAGAACCAACCAAGTCATCGTATAATTTAAAATCTTTATCTTTTGATGGTTTTTTTCCATCATGAGTTAGATAACTCACCCTAGCACATCTTGCTCCCGACATTTTAATACAATCAACCATAAGATTATTACAAATTTCGTTATCTGTAACGTAAGGTAAATGCCAATCCCCATAATTCAATTTTGTAGGGACTGAATTAAGATATTCTCCATACATTTCACAAGTAAGGGCATAAATTTCTGGTTGAGCATCGCTATGCATTCTTAATTCAAAGAAATTATCCCATTCAGTAGATGTTACAATAGTCTTAGTCCACATCCAAGGTTCAATAATTCTATTAGAAATTTGCTTATGCAATCCAATTTTATTTAAAGCATAAGCAACTAAACAAGCAGGGTATCTAGCAAAACTCCAAAGAAATTTAGCGATTGACAGTTCCCCGCCAGATAGTTCTTCTTTTGCTTGCATCCCGGGTTGATTCTTACCCCAAAAAACTGGAATAACTGGGTCAGAAATAACATCAGCAATCATTTTCTTAACTGGGATTGCTCTGGATGAAGCGGAATTTCTAGAAAATACTCTATGTGTGTTGAACTCAGATAAAATGAACCTACAATAACGAAGCTCGAAAGTTGTTAACCTAACCCCTAAAGGAGAGATACTATCGCAAATAATTTTAGCACTAATTCCGCCATTATCATTCTTTTTAGACATATTTAAACCCATTCTCTTTTTTTGTTTTATTAAAATTATACCCAATCATTTCTAATTCTGAAACTAAAAAATATAATGATTTTCTATTTTTTCTTATTTTCGTATTTAAATTATCAAAAAAACTAATATCACAGTTATATTTTTCACAAAATCTTCTCGGACTATTAAAAATACCTAGAGGAGTTTCTATCATTTTATCAGTTTTGTTTAAAATTGTCAATGAAGTTTTTAGGTTTAATCTACCAAACTTCCACCCATCTGGTAAACAATCAGTTATTTTGTTTATCATTTTTGAATCTACTCCATTATTGATCCAAACAAAAGGTGTTCCTATAGTATAATTCTCAGGAATATTATTTTTATCAATTTTTAAAACAATACCAGTTATATTACAATAACAACTAATTTTACCTACATTCTTATCATTTCCTTTATTAGCATTTGGGTTTCCTTTAACATATCCCACCGGAGGGGTATCAAAATTTTTTATGGAGATAACTTTTCCAGTTTTTGGGTTATGGTAATAAACATTATTTTTATGCATACCAGAAAACTTTTTCTTAGTTTCTGGAGAAGAACCTTTAATCCAATTATCGGGTTGAGCACCCTTTTCATAAAATTTTGAAATTCCCGTCAAGGGATCATAATATTTTTCTTTATTTTCGTTTGGACAAACTCTACCAGTAAATTTTTCTTTACATAATTGGGAATTGTACTCTTTTAATAAACTATATACCCAAGAATTTATTTTATAATTTCTATCTTGATTTCCATTAGAAACTCGCATACATATAAAAGCATATTTTAATTTATCATCGTCAGACATTTTAGTTAAAAGAAGATGGCAAATGAAATGCTCTCTAGCAGAGAGTTTTATCAGGTTTTCTTTATCATCTGAACCCCCTAAACATTTTGGTATTATATGATGATTTTCAGTATATCCATCATAAGTTTTATTCTTTGAATTTTCTACAATTGAAAAATAGATTTTTTTATATTTGTTTTCTTTAAACATAACGGACCTCCTTATCCATTATTTATAATGACAGAAGTTTTAAGTAAACTCTGCTAAAATAAACCTTGGATATTTCAGTTCGAAAGTCGTAACCCTAACACCTTCTGGTGAAATACTATCTTTAATAATTTTTGCTTCAATCATTAATTTTCTCCACATCTACTCCTATTTTTTTCAAATATTTTTTTTCCAAGAATTTATAATATCCAGTTTTCATCAATTTCTCTCTAGAGAGATTTAGTATATCGTTTCTTTGACCTATTATTATGAGATATTTACTATTGCTAGTATTAACGCTATTCATAAATTGCGGATTGTTAACATCATCTACAAAATATTGATAATCTCTAGAAATGCTATTATAAAAATCAATTAAATAATTTGCTATCGTATAAGTTAATACATTATTAATATCAACAAACATAAACAGTTGTTTTGAACTTCTTTCTCTTTTCAAAACTTGTATCAGTAACATTTCTTCTGATTCAATTATATCAAACAGAATTTCCGCATTTTTAGCAAACGGACAAATAGGAAAACCATTTAACTCTTTTCTTGGAGTAGAAACAAATTCTTTCCAAGAATTAAGATGTTCTAGCACTTTTTCCAATTATTAAACTCCAATTCTGCGCGCAACCCCTCAAACGTATTTTCTTCTATTATACGTTGAATTTGAGGTTTAGTAAATCCATTCAATACCGCTTCATTTATATCTTTACCATGAAAACTAGAAGGAAATAAACAAACCCTAAACCCTTTATCTATCGCTTTCTTTATTTGTTTCACAATACTCGTATTTCTGGGTTCATTATCAAACACCAAAACCAATTTTTCTTTTCCCAAATATTCAGCAACGGTCAAATTAGAATCTGCAGTAGCAATAGCGTTTTTGAGAAACATAGAATCTACTGGACCTTCTGTCACATATATTGTTTCTTTTTTATTTAACCTATCTAAACCAAATATTTTCGGTTTATCTTCATCCAATTTTATTGTAATATACCTCAAAGGGTTTTTATTCAAAGCTCTCCCCTGAAGAGCGAAAATATCACCATTCTCGTTCCTAAACGGAATAACAATTCTGGGATCGTTATCAACCAATTCTTTTTCATAATCTGGTTTAATACTTATTACGAAACTTTTAAAGTCTTCAGCAAAATAAAGGTCTTTATGTTGACCTTTTGGTATTTTTCTTCCTAGGATATAACGTTTTGCGGGATTATCTTCAGACAAAGAACTAATAGCAGGAATATTTAGCGTGGGGGTTTTGTTAAAAACTGGTTTTTTGAATTCTACCGTTTTTGGTTTTGAATAATTTCCGTGTTTACTTGATCCAGCAGAAAATCTTTCCAAAGAATATTCTTTAGCTAGGAAAGGGTCAAGATATTCTAATACTTTATAGAAAGTTGTAGAAATTTCACAATTAAAACAGCGGAAGAAAAGGTTGTCTGCCTTTTTATAAAAGAATCCTCTTTTTTTGGATTTCTTTTTAGCAGAATCTCCACAATATGGACACCTGCAATTCCAAAGGTCTTGTTTCTTTTGAACGAAACCGTCCAATTTTACAGAAAGCAGTTTCAGATATTTTGTGTCAAGATAGAACATAACGAAAATGAAAGGTTGTAAAAGTTCTATTCTACCCCTATTACGAGAAAAGTAAAATTAAAAAAAAGCTTTACTTTTTATAAAAATGAAAATAAGATAAGTATGTACCCCGGTTGATCTATAGATATTAGAATTCTTCTACTTCTTTAAAAGCTCTAGTACAGTCTACTCCGTTTATACAATAAGAAAACCTTCTATCGTAAGAAATAGTTATAGTATTTTTAATTCCAAAAACTTTATTAATTTGAATAGGTATTCTATTTTCGTCATTACAAGCGCCATTTTCGCTGCATAACGTCAATTCGATTATACCAAATAAACCGTCTACTTTATCAATAGATATTACTTTAAATTTTTCTGCCTTTTTAGGCTGTATTGTAGTATTTTCTATAACTAAAAAACTACCGTTTATATCAGTGTCGTGTATATTAACTATTAAATCTCCAATCGAAGATCTCCATTTTCCTTCTACATACCTTAATAATTTTTCTCTTGTTTCTGATTGTAAAAGGTGCAATTCTTCTTCTGTTATTGCGTGCCTTCCGATAATGTTTGCTGGGGATAATATTTCTTGCCAGAATAAACTTCCAAAAGCTCCAATTAAAATGCCAATACAAAAAAATGCTATTTTTATTCTAAGATTGAGACAGTTGGTTGATGAACTTTTACCCTTTAAAATCATTTTAACCCCTTATTATTATATTCTTCTAATATTTTTTTAACTACTTCTTGAGAATTCTCTATTCTCATAGTATTTGATTTTTGTTGATTTATAATAACAGTATTCCACAATACACCCAAAAAGGCTGTAAGTATGAAAGCAACCAGAGCAAAAACGATTTTTCTAATTAATCTCATTTCAGGCATCTCCTGTCTGAGAGAATCAACCATTTCTTCAAGGTCTTTTAGTCTGTCTTCGAAATCGTCAACAGATTTTTTACTTCTTATTTCTTCTTTTAATTTTTCGAGTTTATTTAAAACTTCGTTATATGAAGAATCCATCCTATTCAAAGATTTTTGATTCTCCAATAAGTCTCTTTCTAACACGAAAACCTTTGACCAAAGTTCTTGAGGATTGTTCTGATCCAAAGTAATATTCCTTTATTTTAGGCGTTTTTATAGTCAATAAAGGGAATACTCCCCGGAAACATTAATTTTATATAATTATTTATTATTCTTTAAAATTGAAAGGTATTTATTATATCTAACTTTTCGGTCAGCTAATTATTCTTATTTTTACAATTATCGCCATGCCATCTTGAATAATTCCTAATATCAATATGTTTTCCGCAAAATTCGCAGGTTTTCTTTGGCGCGTTTAATATATTGATTCTCATAATTTCTATATGAGAATCACTTTTTTTCTTTCCTGATAAAGCTCTTGATATCGCTGCTCTACTATCATTTCTTTTAGAAGGATTATTTTCTCCCTCCATCAATTTAGAATGATCTGGTCTTGAAATTCCTTTTAATTTTGAAGGCTTTCCTCTGTTTGGTGAAGGTTTATTCCACATATGGTTCAAACAGCCAGTTTGAGATTCTGAAAAGGCTTTTCTGGCAATTTCAAATTGTTTTGAATTGAAATTTCTTTCTTGACTTTTATTTTTGCTTTTGGTCATTTTGTGGAAAGCTAAAGCACTCGGTCTGGTTTTATAGTGTTTCCATAATAACCAATGAGCAACAAAATGTTCTCTTGCTGTCAATAATACCAAATTATCTTTTGAATTATTTCCACCCAACCATTTTGGAATAATATGATGCTTTTCAAAATATTCTGTTCCGCCCTTTTTCCTACCAATTAATTTTTTGGAAGAAATTAATTTTTCGTAATGTTTCAAATAATTCATATATCAAGATTTTAATATTTTTAGATATTTTTCAAATTTAATTTTTCTACTTTGAAGTCCATTTGTGCCGCCATTAATTTTTTTAGTCATACCAGTAACATCGTTTTTATCGCAATAACGATTTAGATTATTTGTTGACCAGTACCAACAGGCAGACATAATTGCAATTTTTTTATCCTTTAATATTAAGTCTGGATCACTAACTAATCTTAAATCGTTATATAAAAATTTAGAACAAGCAGTATAATTAGTTTTCCCGGTACATTGAATTGGTCCTCTCCCTCTGAATTTATATCCATCTCCTGAAGCAGAAGAACCGTTTCCCATTCTATTAGCATATACTCTATTTGCTATTTTTTGGGGGTTTTTTGCATAAGAACTCGCCGCAGCAACAGAAGCAAAATATTTAGGAAAGGTCTTTCTCAATCCTGCCGCAGAATAATAAAGATTTTCTTCCATAACGGTATAATCTAAACATTCATGGCAAGTTTGTGCCAAAAATCCAGCAACTCTTTCTGGAGTATTAATTCCATATTTTGGTAAAACGTCATATATTGCGTCGTACCATTCTTTTTCTTGTGGGTTTATTAATATTTTCGAAAACTTTTCAAAAGTGAAATCGAAAGTATAAAGATTTTTATTTAAATCTTTTATATCTTCCCTAGTTACTATTATGTTATCAGCTTTGAGCTTATCTGAATTTTCTTTTTGTATCGGTTTTAACTCTGGAACCTTTCCATCCAATGCATTTTGAAATACCTTTTCTTCGTATGTAGTAGGAGATTTGAAAATAGATATTATTTTTGAAAAAATGCTCATATTCTAACCCTCTGTTTTACCATAAAAATAAAGGGTTAGAAATACGTCTAACCCTTACGTTGATATCTAATTCATATTTTGGTTTATTTTAGTTCTCTTAACTTATAAGCAGTAGAATTACAAAGAGAAAGGATTTCGTCGATAATGTTTTGAATTTCAGAAACGTCAGAAATCATTTGTCTATTTGAATCTATCCATTTGGTTAGATTTCCAACAACGCTTAGACCATCAGGAGAAGATTCTTTAACGTTCGGAAACATTTGGAACTTTCCGTACCTTCCAATATAAGATTCAGCAAAAGAATCAACCAAAGGAATAATACCGTCGTAAAAATCGTTTAATGCTATATGAGCCGCATAACTTGGGGTCATAAGGTGAGCGAAATGTGCGGCATTTCTAGCTGCAAACGCTCTGGCAATCAATTCTGCGGCTTTTGCTGATGGGTCTTGTCCATCAATAGCTTCTTCTAAGTCTAGTTCTTCTGTAATTTCTCTAAAAGTGATCATACCTTTCTCCTATTATTTAATCTTTTTCTTTTGAAGATTCCTACCATAACGTTTTTAGGTCCAGGAGGTTCTTCTCCAGGAGCAACCCCGGCAATACCAGCAACTCCAGTAAATTCGTTAATTATTTCTTCAAACTCTTTGATAAGTTTCTTTTTGTAGTTATTCTTTTTCATAAAGTTCTTAGTTTATTTGCTATATTGAAATCTATTGTTATATCAGAAGATATAATATTTTTACCTTCAACATTAAAAACAACTTCTGGCATACAATTTAAATATACCAAAAAAGTTTTTAATGGAGAATAATTTTTTTGACCCAATTTCAAAAACAACATTTTTGTACATGGTTCTGTATCGAAAACATTATATGTTGATATAATATGATTTAATATCAGCCTTTCTTTTAAATCCCCATATATAATATACTTTTGAATCAACCTTTTAGTATATTTTATGCGCTTTAAATCGGAAAAAAATTCTTGTTCAATATAATGCGGCGAAATGTAGTGTCTCGCCGCATACAACAAAAAATTATCATGAGTCAAATTATCATCAAGCATTATAAAGGTGTTTCCTTATTTTTCTCCCTTTTCGAGAGAATATTTTCCTTTTTTTGCTTTTAATACAAAATTTCCTTCAGAACCTTTAAATTCATCGTGAACGTTTACTGACCTATTTACGCCCAATAACTCTTTTCCGACGGATTGTTCGTTTTCTTCAGATTTATCTTTAACTGGATGATTTAACCCCAATTTTTTGGTCTGAACCTTAGTATGAATTTCATCGTGAAATTGTTTAAAAGATTTCATTATTATACGCCAGTAAAGTAGGGTAGACCAGAATTTGTGTCTAATGCGGTTTCTTCAGAAAGTGCAACTAAAGTCTCTGCTTGAACTCTATTCGCTCTACCACCCATAACAACAGAGAATACTAGATTAGCGTTATTTGAACCGGCTGGAGCAGCGATGGTTGGTGTACTTTCGTAATTTGATCCGCCAGAATTTAGAATAATAGAAACGTTATTGGTGCCTAGAACCAATAACCTAGCGTTTGCAGTAGTATTAGCGGTACCACCACCAGTAATCGTTAAAAACCCGTTTGCAAAAGTGTCTGTTGTTACAGTACCTTTAGAAACAGTGATTTCTTTGATAAACCCAGTTCCTTGAGTAATATTAACCCAACCGCTATGAGCAACACCCTTTCCGCTACCGAAAGTTGCGTTTGCTAATCTGGTGTCTGTTGCCATATATAAATTGGTATTACCAGGAGTATTTGTTTGTAGAACTTTTGGTTCGTTATTTGCAAAATCTTTATTTCCCCATGCTGACATAATCGTATTCCTATGAAAGTTAATGAATTTATTATTATTTATTATTTTCTAATTTTCAATCATCATCTTCTTCGTCACCAACTTTAGGGTTAATGACTATAGAATCTTGTTTATTCAATTTTATTTCTTTATTTTTGAATTTATCGTAAACTTTTTGGGTTTTTGGAGAAAGTTCGACAACGCCTTTATTTTTTACGTTTTTACTTACCGTTTCTTGTCTTACGTCCATTTCTATTACCAATTCTTCTCTATATGTTGTTGTTTGCTGTTTGCCCTTTTTTGGAGATACTACTGACATACCTTTTGGTATTGCCAAAAACCCCCTTTTACCCAAAGATTTATGAAATGTTGCTCCAGCAAATTGGTGAACATCCCTACCAGAACCCAATGCTCTGATTAATTGACGTTTAATTGCTTCCCTTTTCTTACCTCTTCCGACGTGGTATTGGGATTTGTGCCACTGACCGACGTCTAAACGGGTAGAACGTTTTTTATCACCACCCTTTATCAAACCCCTTTTATATTCTAAAATCATATCTTCTGAAACGTTCCTTTTTGCTTCTTCGGCTTGACGTTTCATCCTTCTAAATAATTTCCATTGTTTATATGCAGAACTATTAGATATTTTCTCAAGTTGTTTTGCGGACAGTTTGTATGGATCCCTTCCAGTAAAAGAGATATATGTTCTTAGAGGTGATACTCTTTCTTGTAGAAGGAAATAGTCTTCTAACAACTTTTCTTTTAGGTTCATTTCTTATTCCCGAAAATTATTCGTTTTGTGGATTTCCAAACAATTTCGTCTGGGTTTTTCTTTGCTGAAGAATTAAACTTCTTATTGTATTTTTGTTTATCTTTTGAAGGAGAGAATTCAACTTTATCTAATTTATCAATATCGTCTTTATTAGAAAAACTCATTCCAGTTAAAGAATTTAAAGTTTCTGGGGAACCGATATCTTCAAAATTATGGACAACATTACTTTGCCCAGACGCTCTAATATCATATTCATTATATCCATCTGGTTTTAACGTGCTATGAGAATAAAAACTTTTAAATTTCTTTTTATCGTCTTTTATTTTATCTTTATCTAACATGAACTTATTATAAACGTAATCTTTCGCTTTATTAATATGTTTTTCTGTTATATAATTTATAGGATTAATTAATCTCTCTACGAATGATTCTAATTCTTCTACATTTATCGCGTTATATTCGGAGTTATTATCAAAAACGTAAAAACTATCAAATAACCCTTCGAAAACCCAAAGGTTTTCTTTAGAAGATTTGAACCTTTCATTTCTTAAATCTTCAGAAATATGTCTTATTGATAATCTACCCCTTGAAACAGCATTTTCTACGTCAACAAATATCATTGATGTTATATGGGTATTTTCTAATATTGACTTAATTTCTAATATTTTCGATTCTTCGTAAGCATTCCCTTTCACTATAAAATTATTTTCAACATTATGTTTTTTGATGTTTTTAATAAGCTGTTCTATAGTATATTCTTTAATAGAATACCTTTCAGAAATATATTTTATGGCGACGTCTTTACCAGAACCAGGACCACCAATAATAAAAATAGCATTATTCATATTAACCTAATATCCACTTAACCTTTTCAAACGTAGTAGAACATTCTTTTAACGGTTTGCTTCTTTCTTTAATTTTTTGCATCAAACCTTTCGCGTCTTCGTGAGAAAAGTTTGGATGTAATAATTTTTTGAATTGTGCAACGTGTTCTGGATTATTATGATCTAAAGATCTTGCGGTTTGTCTCATTACGGAACCAGAAGTTTTCCCTCTTGGGTTTCCAATAAATTTGGCAGACTCGTAATCCATTCGGAGATCACCACCTCTTTTATTCCCTTGTTCGTCCACCGATTCTGGAAAAGAAGATTTATTATATTTATCAACTAATCCCTTATAACTATCTATAGAACCACCAGCAGAAGATTTAGATTTAACGCCTTCTTCCCCTTCTCCCGCATGAACTGTTATATGAACTTTTCTACCTGGTTTCTTTAAAGAATGCCAAGTATGGACTAACGCCTTTAATGGGTTCTTTGTGTGTCTATCAGTCCCAGCAACAAAAGAATCAGCCTTTTCTGGATATAATTTCTTTAATTGAGATATTTTTTCTTCAACCGTTAATGGATCTTTGTCTGTAGTTTTTTCTTTTGACTCCGGACCCATAACGTAAACTCTATGAGAATGTGCTGGAGTATCAAAAACTCTATTCAAAAGTTTATGATGTTCCTCTGTAGGTCCAGTAAACCTCCCAGCAGCAAATACCACATGATGGTGTTCTTCTTCCGATTCTTTTAGTCCAGAATCTTCGTCTGTTGGAGCGGTGTTCTTTTTAAATTTGGATTTTGCATTATTTGGGTCATAATATTCTTTTCTCTTTTGATTTACTTCTGATTCTATAGCAGAAGATTCTCCAGGAAAATGTAATTTTAAATGATTCCAAGCAGCGTCTTTTGCCGTTTTATCCATTTCTGGATCATTACCCAAAGACTGAGAAGAATGGTGCCACAATTTATTAGCAAAAGTCTTTATAATTTTTCCGTGATGTTCTTGAGGAAGATGTTTTTTTATGTGATCTATAACCCCACCAAAAGAACCAATATCTTCATGATCCTGTTCGGAACCTTCTCTATTAAACATTGATTTATAAATTGTTGGAATGTCTTTAGTGTAAGAAGCTCCTTTTGAGGGTATTTCCCTCACTATTGGCTTTCCACTTTCATGGGTTCCAATATTTTCCCATTTTTGGCGTAACCCTTTATCCACGGAAAACGTGTGTGGCGGCACTTCTGCTTCTTCTTGGGTTTCAGTTTTCGCTTTACCTCGCCCTTTCATTGAAGAAATAATTGAAGGTTTAGAATGGGCGTGAAATGCTGATTGGATTAATTCTTTATGAAAGCGACCTTTTATACCATGCTCCATATCTCCAATATGACTAGAATGAGCCAATTGCTCGAATTTAGTTGGCTCTTGAGATTTTTCGTCATATTCTACGGGTTCAAAATCTATTTGGTGGTGTTTACCCGTATCTAAATGTTGTACCACTGCATGAGTTTGGTTCCCTGTAGTTCTTGTGTGTAAAACCTTAAATCTCCCATGAGTATCTCCGGGTTTTAAAAACTGGTTCAATTTTTCTCTATGTTGTTCTGGAATTTGAACGTCAAAATCGCCGAGTTTTGGTTTAATTTTTGTAAACTTTTCTGTTGGAATATTCTTATCCATATAAGGTCTAGCAGAACCGGAATAAGCAGACCCGGTTTTTAAAGAATTTCCAAATAAAGAATGACCGTGTTGCTTTTGTACGCCTTGGTCTATAGAACTAAAAAAATCATGAAAGTGCCCAGAATGGGTATCCCTATTATTAGTATCTACACTATCAGAAGTTCTTGTACCTTTAGAAGCGTCATTTGCGTCTACTGGATATGGTAGATTTCCACCTTCAGAAATGAATTTTTTAAATCTAATCATTTTATTGATTCCTTTGATTTTTTTGATCTTGTTTGAAACTTTTAAAAGCAGAAGATTGAATTTTTATTCTTCCGTTTGGTGTGTGAAATACGTCCCCTTCCGATTCTCCTTCTACTTCCCAATGTCTGGGTTTTACGCCAGAAGCGTGTTGCGATAGTTTACTTTCCAAAGAAGATTTGATAGAGTTCAGCTTTATCTTTTCTTGTTCTTTTGCTTCTTTATCTGCAGATTTTCTTGACTTTAATAATTCTGGATTAATTTCAGAATGAGCTTTCTTTTCATCAGAAACGTCTATATCAAAAGAATTTCCTTCTGATTTATCGTGATCGAACGTCACGTGGTGATCGCCCAACTTTTCAATATCTTCTGGTTTATGTGTGGAATTTTCTGGGAGTTGGTGATGAAGAATAAACATTCCAGACTTACCCATAGAATTTGGGTTATAAGAAGTATTTACGAATTTGATACCCTTATCGGTTTTTTGTCCAATTCCCCTAAGGAAAAACTCCCCTTTAATAGAAGAAGAAAGTCCTGATTCGTGTCTGGACTTCAAATAAGACATTAATTTTGGGTTATTGACTAACCTGTGATGTAGGTCGTCATATTGAGAAGAAACAGAAGTATCGGCGTCTGCCCCCCTTTTGTTTCTAGTATATGCAGAATAATCTCCAGCATTTCTTATTTTATCTGAATTTGCCGAGCGCGTATATGGACCTTCTTCGTCATACCCAACTTCGCCGGCAGCACCATCAGTTTTTCTGGTAGAAACACCAGACAAAACTTTACCTTTAAGGAGATTTCCCAATTTTTCGTGGTTTAAATCTCTTAAATTATCCAATCCTTGTCGAAGTTTTTGTTCTAAAATAAATTGCTTAAAAGATAACATTTTAAAATACTTGGATTAATTACAATAAAGTATTTATAATTATTTTAATCTATATGTAATTCTCCCGTTGAAGCTACATACCCCTCGCAATGAATTTTGTCGAATTCGATAAGATGTCCTTTATTGATATTAACAAAATGTGCGTGCTCAGTATCAATTCCTTTATTTAACAATTCAAAATTTTTTTGTAATGTGATTAAATAGTCATCTAATAAAGAAGGACAAAACGAAAATAATCTTGTTATTAACAAGTCTGTTGCTCCAGAAGCGTTCTGAATTTCTTTTGGTAACCAAGAGGGAATTCTTTTTCTAAAAACATATTTACCAAACAATCCTTCGTAATCATTAATATCAAACGTTTTTTGAAGGTTATACCTTCCGCTTAATTTGAAAATTCGCTTGACAGAATGGAACAACTTCATTAATTCAATATTTTGCTTGAATTGGTATAAAGTATTTAATAGCAACACCGTTTCCGCTTGACTTTTTAATCCTTTATCTCCAAATTCTGTCGGACCGATATTTAAGAATATATCAATATATCCCTCAAAAGGTTTTAAATCTTCTTGGGTAATTGAATCTGAAGAAGAATCTGCAAAAAGGATTATAGAATTTGGAACCCTTTTTATACTCTTAAATGTTTCTAGCGTTTGGTTTATCCTAGTTGAATTATCGAAAATTCCAATTTTGGGTTTTAATGAAGAACTTACTATAAACAAATTTTTATCTGGGATCATTATAGGTAGTCTCCCAAATTATCGGCATCTCTGAAAACGTTAATCGCCTCTGCTCTTGGATATGGGTTGGCGTGGTTATAGTCATTAATTAATAATCTTCTAGCGTTTTGTAATCCATAGATACATTGAAACTCAGTAAACCCTAAACTCTTTAACATTTTTTCCGTGTCTTGTTTGGCAATTTCTGGTCTTGCTGTTGTGAATATAAACTGTGATCCCTTATTATAAAATTCTAACAACCGTTTAACATTATTTTCGATTATTGTTGGTTGTAAATGCCAATCTCCATGAGATTGAGCTTTTACTATAGTCCCGTCAATGTCGCAAAATATAACTGGTCTATCGTTATATTCAAACCAATCTTTGGAAGTCCCTACGTCGATATAATTGGAAATGGACTTTTCGGAAAATACTTCTCCTTCTTGAATACAATTTTGTATCACATGAGAAACGAAGAATTCTGAATTTATCTGAATCTTTTCAAAAGAATCGCAAAAGAGTTTTGCAGACTTAAATGCATACCCTCCAACACAAAACGTGTCAGAAACAACTTTCTTTTCAATGATGTTCTGAACTATGCCTTGATCATTAGAGATGGTAAAACTTTTAGAATATAATTTCTTTAATACTTCATGTTCTGATATTCTAGAAACACAAACGTAATTATCAAAAGTGAGTTCGTGATCGAAAAAACTATCACAATCTTTTATAAGGATGGGAGAATTTAAATCTATGTTCGCTTTTTTAATAATTTGATATACAGTATCTGCCGGACCTCTAGTTAATTCTTCTAATACAATTATATTAACTTTATCTCCAAGATAAGCCTTGATATGTTTCGTAGAGTTATACGTTTCTTCGTGCTCTTTCAATATACCAATAGTTATATTACAAGTATTCAAATAAGGGTTTATTGCCGATTGTAACATTATTTTCTTCTTGTAATCAGCAAGAAGATATTTTGGGCGCATATTAGGGAATCTTGAAGATAAACCTGCTGCCGGTACGATTATTTCCATAATTTATTGATCTCTCTTTTCAAGAATAATTTTTCGAAACTATTAGGTTTAGCGTGTTTATAAACTCTTAATAGCATTAATATTAGCAAATAATCATTATTCGCTTCTGGAAACTTGTTTAGTATTTCTTTTTCTATTTTGTTTAATTTTACATCTAAAGAAACTTTACTGTTTCGTAGAAACCATTTACATTTTAAATCTTGCCTAAGTTTAGCGATATCAAAAATGTAAGAATCATATTCTATAGAAACGGCATCTATTAAATAGAATTTTTTATCAGAACCATATAGAATATTTTCTAAAGTCAAATCTCCAAAATAATCACTTTGATGTAATTCTTTTGGTAGTTTTTCTATTAGGTCTTTCTTAGTAAAAGGTAGTTCGTCGAAGTCTATTTGTTCCAGCTTTTCTTTATATATGTTTTCGTAATTTACTAAATTTTTTTGGGAAGATAATTTAGTTAAAGTTTCTATTAAAAAGGAAATTAAGGTATTGATAGAATTATTTTCAAGGTACGTTTTCATATCCAAAGAAGGAATGTATTCAATATCTAGAACATTCCCTTCTTTATTATAAATTTTTGGTATATTAAATCCGCAAGAAATTAAATGAGATATTCTTTCGTAATTTCTTTCTACATTTTCTATTTTTCGGACAAAAGTTTTAGAATTTTCTTCTATTAACAAAACCGTACTACCAGAAAACCCGTTTAATGCCTTTATTACAGTCATTTAGCCCATTTCTCGTAGTCTTCTCTAATCAAAGAATGCCAAGTGCCGTTATGAGGTCCAGGAGGAAAAGGGTTATTCATATCAACATATACAAGGTTTTCTCCAACCAAATTGTGATGTATAAGGTTTGCTTTTAACATTTCTTCTCCAATCATTTGAGTTCCTTGAGAATAATACTGATCAATATTTTCGTATGTGGACATGTATTTAATCATATTTTCCGCAGAAGAAAAGGCAAATTGGTCGTTTCCAAAATTTCTTTCTGGAACCATTCTACAATTAGGAATGTAAAGTTTATTGGTATGCATTTTCTCAAAGGCTATTTTTACATTAAGAGCATAATCGTATCTGGTCCTTATTACGAAATCGTAATTAACCCCAAATTCTTGAAACAATTTTTTAGATTCATTTATTGAATAAAACGCCGAAAGAGTAAATCTTGGTGGCCATTTAGAAGCGTCAGGAGTATTTGTATACTTTTTATCTTCTTGTTCTGAGAACTTGGGGTCTTCAAATATATAAGATTTTGGTTTGTAAAGGTTTAGTATTTTATGGTTAAGTTCAGAATTCCAAGAATGACAAAACACGTCAACATCATAAAAATCCAACAAATTGGTTTTGTAATAATTAAACGCCTTGGACAACCCTCTAGGTTGTCCAGACAAACATAAAGCAATTTTCATTTATAAAGCCTCACTGGAAAATTATATAAGTTAAACGGAACTCCGTTATTATATAGATTTCTTAATAACAACATGTGCGGGCAGTACCTTTCTTCTCTATGTATCCTTACATTTTCCGATCCGTATTGTTTAATTTTATCGAGGTAATACAAAAACCCTTCTTCAAAATCTGAAGAATGAATTTTCTGAAAATAGTCAAACAAAAAATAATGTTTTGCGTACTTAAATGGAGATATGCAAAAAATATCAGAAATTAAATTGTAAGACTCTTCAAATGGAACAGATATAACATCAGACAAAGATATTATTTTGAATACATTAAAAAAATCTATATCGTATCTACAATATATGAAATTATCGTATTCTTCTTCAATAAGGTCTAAGGCTTGTTTTCTTCCAAAATTCATTGATGCGTGATTGGATAAAATATCCATAGTAGAAGGTTTTGGGTTTGTAAACCTTATACTGGACTCTATAGATTCAAAATATGGCTTATAACAATCAAAATCTTCAACTAATATTTTTTTGGGTTGAAGATTTTCAATAATATCATTAATTTCGCTTTCGTCAACAGACCATAAATGACAATATACGTCTAAATCATTTAAAGCGATAAATTGTTTAATATTTTCTTTTGTTTTACCAAAAGTTCTATATTGTCCAGAGAAAATTATACAGTTTTTCATTTGGTCTACTTATACCAATACCATACATCACATTCCGTAAGTAGAATACCTTTTTTACATTTTTCAGCAAATTCTGTCGCAGCCTTATTAACTCCAGAAATGGTTTGGAAATCGTGTCCAGAAAAAATGCCGTTATCTTTAACTTTAGAATAATAATTTAAACAATCTTTAGATAATTGTTCGTATGTGTGCAACCCGTCAATGAAAACGAAATCGAACGTTTTATCGCCAAAGTCTACAAACTTTTCATCAGAAGTTGTTCTGTGTAAAATAAACCTTTCGCCGAACTTTTCCATTCTATTTAAAACAGAGTAATACATTTCGTCTCTAGATTTTAGAGAATTTCCATTCCAATCAACATAATCAATATATGGGTCAATAGAATGCAATACTAAATTTGGATTATTTTCTAAAAGGAAGAATGCGGTATCTCCAACATCACAACCTATTTCTAAACCAACAATTTCCCCTTTATTTTCTAGAAGCTCTAATAACCCAAATCCAGAACATTTGAATTGGTGTGTTGGTTTATTTTGTCCATAGGAGACAACTCCTGTATTGAATACAATTTCATCACTCATTATGCTTCTCCTCTATATTTAGCATCTAAAACTTCATTCCATTCAGGAACCCTATCATATTGGTGAACAATTACAAACGGAACGTTATCAGAATTAGAAACGATTTCTCCATCAAATTTCGCCGATTCTTCTAACAATTTTGGCTTAAAAGAGTCGATTTTTGAAGGGTCGTTGGTTGTTCCGGCGTTTACGGCAAAACCGTCAGATAACCTACAGAACTTGAAAATGTCTGAATACGGTTTAGTGTTTACAGTTACGTTAAAAACCGCTTGATCTACAATAGGGATTGGTCTATTAACGCAATTTAAAAATAAATTTAAACAAAGGTCTTTAATATATTCTGACTCACCACCAAGAATACCAACATTAAAGATTTCTTTATCTTTGAACTTATCGTGTACAAACGCCCCATACGTTTGCATTAGATTTTCATTTCCCCAAGGTTCGTCAACATACTTTAATGCTTCAGAAGTACAAAGCACCTTTTTATCCCCAAGATTGTTTTCCATCCATTCGAATGGGTCATTTTGAAAAATAACGTCTCTTACGTCCGTGGTGAAAACGTATTTATAATTTTGATGAACTTCTTTTAGGTAATTATAAAGGTGAACAAAACGTTCTATATGGGGGGCGAAATTTGAAGTGTTATATACTATCCGTTTTTCTTCATCTGCGTTGCAAATAATGACATTTACTTCATGTTCAGTAATCTTATCAATAGTATCAAAATCCGAATTTAATACAATCAAAACAATATCTGCGTTTTTAATATTTCTCTTTGCAGAAACGACCCAAGGTTCAATAATTTTCCAATTATAATTTGAAAATACCCCAATCAATAAATTTTTCATAATACAACCCTATAATGTAATAACATAATTATTCAAACGTCTAATCACTTCTTCGCTCGTATGCCCGTCCCAAGGAGGGGATTTTTCTAGCGTATTTATATTTTCTAACATACCCCAAAATTTATCGGATACATGATATGTGATATCTCCTGAAGGTAAATGCATACCAGCAATAAACCAACCGTCATAAGATGTTCCGTCGTTATGGAGCCTAGATTTCCAAGATAATTCTGGACTACCTTTCATCAAGGCGATAAAAAGTAAAATTCTATGAGCGTATAATTCTTCAAAAGAATGATAAGAATCAGTCGCATTGAAATTTCCTTCTATAGTCATACCCTTGTCTAGACCTTTACAAACAAAATGGTCTATTTTTCCATCAATAACAACTTTCATTCTTTACTCCATGGCAATTCTTTATTAAATTGATCTAATACCACATTATTCCACTGTTTAAAGAAATCTCCTCGCACAGACCCCTCATTTCCCCCCGTTCTGTAGTTAACTGTATATTTACCAGAACAACCAAATTCTGGAAAATGTTGGGATAGCGCAGAATAAAAAACTCTATCTGTTCCCCACCCACCGTGCCAAACCTGACATATCCTAGTTAATATATTAGTTTTTATACAATAACAATTCGTATCAACATGATTATATTGCATCACCGGGTTCCATTTACCCAAACTTTCACAATCATCTCTACATAAAAAGTTTCCTTCTTTATCAGTAATATTTCTTAAACTATAACACCAATCGTAATTATTTTGCTCTATGGTTTTAACCATATTTTCTACATGGTCACTCCTATACCAACAATCTTGGTCTAGGAATAAAACGTATTCTGCGTTTACCAAATGTGGAATTGAGGCGTATACCCTATGACCATAGAACCCATTTGCCCCCACATTTTCTGGTATATTAAGAACAACCACCCTTTTATTTTCTGTATTAATGTTATATAGTACGTCACCCACCTTTTCTTTATAGTTAAATCCATCAACTACAATATATGCTTGTGTGGGGTACGTTTGATCCAATACAGATTCAATACATTGCTTTAATGTGTCCGAACCTGTTGTTGGAATAATTGTTGTAACTTTTTTTTGAATCATAATGTTATTATCCCAAAATTTTCGCTGGCATCAGTTTTATCTAAGGTATAAATTACATTTTTTATACCATAATCGTTTATACATCTCATACAACCATCGCAAGGCTTTGCTATACCAGAAACTAAATTTTCTTTATCTGGAGAATCGTATTTCAACCTAGAAATATATAGGGTAGAATTTTTGAATTTTGCGAAACCCAACCTAACCGAAGCAATATATATAGCAGAAGTTTCTGCGTGCCAATAAATCGCTTCACTATTCCTACCATATTTTCTTTGGTATGGGTGGGTTTTCATTTGATTTACACCATAAGAAATAATTTTATTTCTATGGACGAGAGCGGCGGCGATCCAAACTTTTGGGTGCGTCCCAGATAAAGAAAGAGTTTTCAACTCTTCAAGAATATTCAAATTTACAATCATAAAACGAAAAAGGTTCAAAGTAATATTTTACCTTGAACCTTGCAAAAAGTCAAATCTTGAAACCTTCAAACGACTTCTTGGGACTAGAAAAGTTTTGAGGTGGTTGTCCTGAATCTACAATCCCCATTTGAGCAGATTGTTCTGCGTCAAAGAGTTTCATTTTACCACGATCAATACCCACAACAAACCGTTTGTTTTTTGTTGGGTCATAATATCTGTTCTTTATTTGCTTAACCATAATTTGCCCCAAAGCTTCTAATTCTTCAGTAGAAATTAAGGCGAACATCATATCGGCAGTTGCTGCAGTACCAAAACTCTCAGAAACGTCTTCCATGTTAGGATCAGAACTAGAAGCGCCAAATCTTGTTAACTGAGAAGCAGTTAAAATAGGAACGTTAAATTCCACAGCCAAACCGCGAATTTCTTCTGCTATACTTTTAACCAAGGTATAGGAATTTACATTTGAACTAACTTTGATTCTAGAAGAAGTACAAATATTCATATAATCAATGAATATGATATCTGGTTTAAAATTCTTTTTTAAGTTTAATTCGTTCAACAAAGTCCTAAAATGTACGACAGAAGCGGAAGCTGTTGGATATTCTTTAATGATTAGTTTACCAACAACTTTATTTTTCAATTTTCCAATTTTTCTTTCATATTCTTCTCGAGACAACTTTTCTAAGTCGTCAACAGTAACATTTAATAGGTTGGCGTCAATCCTTTCTGCTATTCTTTCTTCTGCCATTTCAAGGGTAATGTACAAAACATTCTTACCCTGAACCAAACAACTAGAAGCGTGGTGACACATAAATAGAGATTTACCAGCGCCAGGACCAGCAAGAATAATAGAAATACTCTTTTTTGGCAAACCACCTTTAGTTATTTTATTAAAATATTCCAAATCGAATGGTATTCTTTCTTCTACTTTATGGTAAAAGTCATACCTACTGTTATAATCGTCTATATAATCGTGACCAACACTATTATCGAAACTTACTGCTAACGCTTTTGACAAAATGTCTGGTATTGCACCTTTATCGTGAGTTTTATTTTTCCCATCCAATATTTGAATTGATTCTTTTACTCCATTATAAATCGCTTGATCCTGACAAAACTTTTCAGTCTTGTCAGTTAACCAATCCAACTTAGACAATTCATCTTTCGATTTTTGAATTTCTGTTAATACCTCAACGCTACTTTTATATTCTTCTTCAGAAATACTCTTTTCATTTAATTGAATTATTAAAGATTCATATGTAGGGTTCGTATTATATTTTGCAATATAACTACCGATTTCATTGAATATTAATTTTTCTATTCTGTCTCCAAAATAATCTTCTTTTAGAAAAGGTAAAACCTTACGAGTATATTCTTCGTCATATATCAAATGTTTAAGTATCGAGGTTTCCAGGTTCATTAAATATAGCTCCTTCACTTTTAACGGCTTGCGATAATACAATAGAAGTTAGTACGTCTCCGATATGATTTTTAAAATCTATATTTTTTTCTATACCTTCTATATCATTATTATCTTCTATATCAAAATCGAAATTTAAATACGCTTTATCGTTCTCTTCATCTTCTTCAACAGAAACTTTCCCATAAGAATAAACTACACCGGAAAAATCGCCTTTTAATAATGTAATTTTTACATTATTTCCCAAACCTTCAGAGAGATCGAACGCAAAATCAACACCTTCTTCCAACTCATTCATTTTCTACATCCTCCATTTCTTCAACTTTATTAAATTCTTCTTGTATTTCTTCATCACCCAAAATGGAATTAGAGGAAATAGAATAATTATCATATACAGCATCTTTAAACCTTTGAGAAACCAAAATAGGCTCCCAAAACTCTTTTGTGTTTGTGTCTTTTAACCTATATTTTTTATCTTCGACTTCGCCTGTTTCTACGTTTACCTTAGAATACCAACCATTAGAAGGTTTCATAACAAACCCTAATTCTAATGCAAGATCAAGCAAACCGGACCATTTACTAACGCCACTATCAAAAGAAACGCTGATAGGGATTCTTGACTTTTCTTTAACGTATCTAGATTTTTCTACATTAATAATAAAATTGTACCCAGAAATTTCCGTACCATCCTTTTCTTGTTGGCGACCCAAGATATAGATATTATCCGCAGAAAGGTATACTCCAGTTCCGCCAGAAACAATCGCTTTAGGATACAAACCTTGTTCCATATAGATATGGTTGACAGCAACCATAGGAATATCCAAGCGATTTAGGTATGGTGTGATCATCCTAAAAATAGACTTCATCTGTTTTGCCCGGCTCATATCTTGCACAGATTTACCCTCAATAGCGTCATCAAGTTCTTTTTTGCTAGACATATTACCCAAAGAGTCAATAACAAAAATCGCCTTCTCACCCCTTTCTAAGTTTTCCAACTGTTTAATTACATCAAACTTAAACTCTTCCATATCCATAATAGGAACGTGGAGGATTCTGTTAGTATCCATATTAAGGGAAGAAAAATATTTTGCGGGAGTACCGAACTCACAGTCATAAAAAACCATTACAGCATCAGGATACTTATCCATGTAAGATTTTGCCATAATTAAAGAAAACATACTCTTAAAATGCTTTGACGGTCCACACCAAAGCGTCAAACCTGGAACAAACCCACCATCAATTTTACCAGACAAAGCAATGTTCAATGCTGGAATTTGCGTTTGAATCACGTCCTTTTCGTTGAAATACTTAGATTTCGAAAGAACAGAAATATCTTTAATAGTGCTGTTCTTTTTAATTTTGTCCATTAAGCTCATACTATACCTCTCAACCAAAAAAATCTTCTAAACTATTTTGCTTTTCCAAAGACCAACCTATTGTATTTACAATAGCTCCCAACGGCTCCAAAAAAACTTTTTCAAACATAAAATTATAGTCTATAAATCGATGTAAGTCAAGTTCTTTAGGTAATTTTTCCGGATATGCTATGACGTTCTCTTTCAAATGGTTTGGAGTCTTCAAATAACAAAATTTAATTTTGTCGCCGTCTTTTATATATTCATATTCAGAGTCTAGGTTTTTATCCCCCAAGAGTTTATTGAATAATATAGAACCTCTTACGTGTATTGGAGTACCTTTTTTATAAATGGTAGTAGAGTCTGTATATTTGTGCAGACCATTAACTCCTCTAGGAAAAGAAATGTCTTCAACAAGCAACCTATTAAAATCAGATCGAAATAGTTCTATTCGTTTTTGTAATGTTTCTTCATCATTATCTAGAATTATCTTTACGCATTCTTTTAGGACGGACCTTACTATAGAAGGAGTAGAAGATTTGACTATTTCCAACCCAGTAACTTTAATTTTTGGCTCAGAATACACCACACCTTCGTTAGAATATACGTTCAGCGCATATCGCTTTTTGGCGACAAACACCCCAGAAGAACAAATTTTCTCTAGTTTATAAGAAATGGAATTTCTAAAAGAATTGACATATTCTCCCAAATTCGAGCAAAAAAGGTCCACTTCTGGTTGAATCTTTTTTGTAATCGACTTATTAAGGAATTCTACTATTTCTTTATTAGAATAATTACTCGGACAAACCTTTTCAACTAACTTCTCAAGAGAAATTAAGATAGAATCAGTATCCATGTATATACAATAATCCTTATTTGATTTCAACAAAGAATTAAGGTATAGATTTGTACGATTTGCAACCCAACGGTTAGATAACTGACCCTCAAGGGTGATACCCTCAGCCATCCTTACATCAAACAACCTGAAATACTTAGTCCCCAAACATCCATATAAACTATTCAAACAAAGTTTTTTTGAATTTTGGAGATTATCATATCTAGAAGATTCGTAAGAAAGTTGTTCAAGTTTCCGTTTTAATTCTTCTGTAGGGGTTTTCTTATACAAAGAAGAAACTTCCTCATATTCTTTTTGAGCAGACAACATTTTCTTTTTATAACTTTGCCTAGCAGCAAACATTTTTTCAACCATCTCAGGAAGAAAACCTTTCTGGTCTGTCCTAAAGAACTGACCGTTAGGGGTTATAGTTACATTATCTTCTTTTAATTTTTCCAAATTGATAGATTCAGAAAGGATAGAATCAACATTTACACCTTTTGAAATAATATTCCTCATATTTTCAGTGTAATCTTGTGGTTCTACTAGAGTTTCTGGAGAAACGTTCTTACCCATAATAATTGAAGGATATAGAGAAGTAGCATCCAAAGAAACCACCCATTTATGTATACCTGTAAGGGGAGGTTTTACATAAGCTCCTTCATACGGTTCATAGTCTTTCGCTTCCATTTGAGGGACTTGAATACCCTTTTTCTTTAGATAATCGTAAACTAGAGCATCCCACATTCTAGTTTGAGTGAAAATGTCTTCTGGATTCGTCTTAGAATCGTAAGATAAAGTTAATCCCATTTCAAATAACTTACACTTTTTATCAAGGAGTTCTATAAGGTTTACGTCTTGTATATTGTACTCGTAAAACTTTTGTTTGTCTTCAACATAAAGTTTATGAAGCGAACCATCATATTCCAACTTGTTTTCGCCAATTTCGGTTTCTGCTATAAAATCCAAACGATAAGATTCCCTTGAATTTCCGCCTGGTTGGAACTTTTTATACAATTCTAAATAATCTATAGAAGAAACCCCAGCAATAGTGTATGTTACTTCTTCTTCATAACCATTAAATTTAGTATTGAACTTTTTGGACCGCTTTTCGTTAATAAACCCCCAAGGCGATAATTTTCTTGTTTCTGGTTCTCCAAGAATTTTATACATTCTGTTAATCATGTAAGGAATGTCAAATCCATTACTATTCCAACCAGAAACTAAGTTTGGATGGTTTATTGTCCAAATTTCAATAAACTTCTTTAACAAGGTCCATTCGTCTTTACATTTGATATATACAACATTATCAGGAGCATTAAATTCGTCGTAACCCAATAGATAAAACTTTTCTTCGCCAAAGAACTTAAAAGCAATAGAAATTATAGGTTGAAACGGATCTTGAGGAGAAGCAAAACCGCCAGCATCTGGATCAGAATTAACTTCAATATCGAACATTGCTATCCTTACTTTCGAGAAGTCCCATTCAACGTCGTTTGGGAATAAGTCAGATATCAAACAATATTCATATTTGGTATTACCATAAACCTTAAAATTCTCGACATTTTCGTATTCTTTAATGAATTCTTTAGACTTTTTTATAGAAGGAAAATTGATTTTCTTTAAGTTTTCTCCATACAAAGTATGGTATGGAGAATTTTCAGAAGTTGGTACATATAACGAAGGTTTGTAAGGAATCTTCATTTGGATTGGTTTACCATTCTTTATTCCTCTATAAAGAATATTATCACCAAATACCTTTGCGTTTAAATAGAAATCCATAATCAATTTAAAATAATATCTTTTGGTGGAACAACAATACCAGAACCAAAAACTGAATTATATTGATTTAAAAAGTCTTCTGCTATATCGCAAGTAAAAACTACATGAGAAAGTTTCACAGAAACCTCTTTATCGTTGCTCATCAATGGGAATGGCATAAACCCGAAACTAGGTTGTCCTCCGCTCCTTGAAGGTATCGCCATCAATTGTACTGGATTTTTTAGTAGAGCAGTTTCACCATTAACGATAAAATCGCAAACAATATCTTCTCCAGTAACCAACCTTACAGACCGTATATTACTCATAATTTACTCCTTAGAAATTTTTACGGACAAAGGGACTTCTTTTTTTGTTGGTATTACTACTACCTTATCCCCCAAATCTCCTTTTAATTTAAACTTAATGTAATCCAAATACTTTTCAGATTCTTCTGATACATCAGCAATTTCAGCATATACTAATACTTTATCATTTTCTGATTTTCTCAGAACTTCAAAATTCAAACCGCTATAAGCAACCAATACAGCATTACCTTTATCCTGTATATATTTAACAAACCCATCGTTTCGGACTGATGACAATCTACTCAAAGACTCTTCTTCACTCAAACCAATAGTATCAACCTTAATAATAAGGATATCTTCCGGTTTAAGGTTCAATTTTTCAAAACCAACACTATATTTTTCTTCCATCATAACACCCGTTCTACTTTAATTCCACATTTTTCTAAAAACTTTAGACCGGAAGGATCTCTATATTCTTGAGAATAATATACTTCTTTTATGCCAGAAGAATATATACCCTTTGAACATTGAATACAAGGAGAATGTGTTATAAACATAACAGCACCAAACCCAGATTCAGAACTTTTTGCCAATTTAGATATGGCATTCATCTCAGCATGAATTGTTTCGTCTTTTGTTTTTAAAGAACCGTCTTCTAGTACATATTCCGCAACATTATCAAACCCAGAAGGAGTTCCATTATATCCAATAGAAATAATTCTGTCTTCTTTAACTATTATGGAACCAACTTTTAATTTTTCAGCATAAGACAATAAAGCGGTTCTTTTAGCTACATCCATATAATATTTAATAAACTTATCTTTCATCAAAGAAGTTATCCCACCTATTCTTAGGGTTAAGACCGTTAGCGCAATGAATAAAATATTGCAAATCTTCCGCAATATCTTGGATATACTTTTTTGGTGTTGATTCTTTATTTGCAATAATTGAAAGAACTTCAGAAGCGATTTTATAGAAAGCAATATCGTCTTTTGCTATTTCAAATTCTGCGCTATAATCAGAGTCTAAACATTCCATCCTATCATAAGCAATTTTTCTTCCTTCGCTCTTGATGAATTTATCGTGATTACACCTAAATGCCCAACCGCACCTAACGAAAGTTTTATCTTCTTTATCAACCAAATCGGAAACAATAGTTATATCCCTCTTTTTCCAATCGTTGCGTACATACAAATACTTACATTTTGACATTTTAACCTCACTCATTTGAAATTTTAGACATCATTT